TCGGGGTGTAGTCTGCTGTTTTGCGTACCTCTACCCAATTGTCTACGGTCTGACCGTCTATAATGGTGGTATTGCTTTCGTACACCTCAAACCCGTCTGAGTTGATTATGGTTACATCTGAAACACCCGAAGCTACGTAGTTATCACTTCCTGTAATTGTAACCCTTTTTGAACCTTGCCCTATGAAGTTGTCATCTCCCAACACCTTAAAACTGAAAGCTGAATCCTGTATTATATTCCTTTCACCCTTTACTGTTCCTTGAAATTCAGGATAATCATTAAGGTTGATTAGTAGTTTCTTGAATCGGATAGGCTTCTTTTCTATTGTGGTCGTTCCGCTTCCGACAGTTCCAGAAGTACCCAAAGTAAACGTTTCGGTAGTTAACGCTTCTACTTCAAATATTTTTATCAGCTCAACTTTCGTTAACCCCTTTTTGAATGGATTGTAGTCCATTACTTTGTTCATTCTCCAGTAAGCGTTGTCAATTAGAATTTGATCTCTGAAATCGAGCTTTGCAATGTCCCACGCTGTGAGATCAAAGTAACCCGTCAACACCTTTGAGTCCTTGTTGGTTATTTCTTCTATTTGTCGCTTGTGGAATTGATTGTATAAATTGTTGTTCGTGTAGAGCAAAGTGCCTGTCCACACGTTAGCCGTATAGTATAACTCTTGAGGGATTCCAAAGTTTATATCCTGTGCAGGTGCTAAAGGATGTGTAAGATGTCCCGCATAAGGATAAAAGGACACAGACCCCGTGCCGCTGAAATAAGAACTGAATACCCAATCTGGTGTTCCTGTTGTGAATATTCGATTATAATACAAGAGCCTGATATTTGAACCCGTTGGAGTGACTCCTTCTGTTATATCTGAATCATATATTTTTGTTATTATCCTCGCGCTATTTCCATCATTTACCAAAGGTGAAGCAGAAAAGATAATGTCTATATCTTTGGTATTGGTCACAAAGTCGTTATCGGTTTCTATCCTTCTACGTCCGTATGTGTGTCCGTGTCGATTCTGATAACGTTCGTTGTAATAGTCCCCATCTTCCTTGTACGTGTAAAGATATTCCCTTGCAGCTAAAAGCCCCATAGGTTCAATATCTATATTACTACCCCTATCCATTTTTTTAGTCCAATCTCTCGTCACGCCTCCACTATAGAAGTCATCCCTTGTTTCTATTATAATGTCTGATTCACTATCGGGATTCGGTAAAAGATAAAGATTGAACATCTTAGCAACAGATAGAATTAAATCAGCCATACCCACATCTACCACCGTTTGATTCATAAAAATCAAATCGCTTTCAAAGATTGACCCTTCTGTGTCATTCTTACCCGTTGCTGTTGTAGACGTTACCTCCCAATCGTTCCACATATTTGAGTTAGCTATCAATTGCCCCGATAGATTGGTAGTTATTAACTCATTGTTGTTTATTACATATCTAAAAATTATCTTTTCACCCGCAAATAGTAAGACGTTATTTGCTGTTGTCCCTAAATTAATAGACTCATTAAACGTGGTCGGATTGACTGTTGTCGTTAAATCAAATTGAGCAGACATATCAGCTATGACCGTTTCAACTAAAGACAAGTCAACTTTAATTATCTGTAAATGGAATTTAATATACCCTTGATACTGTCTGTTGAGATTGAAAACCACCCTCTCCAATCCAATAGTTTGACTTACTGTAAAGGAATAAATACCCGCATTCGGCACTAAATAAAGCCATGTCGAAGCGTTCCAGTTATTTCCCGCGTCAAAATTAGGAGATGTAAAGTCGTTATCTAACTTTACTGTTCTATATCCTGTTTCACTTGTGATTGCAGTCCATGAACCCTCTGATGTTATAGGACCATCAACTACAGTTTGTTCCGCTTGGAACTTTCGTGTATTGAGTTCTGTATCATCAGCCCACATAGCATCCTCGTTAAAAGGAATAATTAGCTTAGAAAAGAAAGCAGAATCAAAGAAAGTGGATGTGTAAGTAAACCCTGCGAAGTCGAAGATTCTGTCTATAATGGTCTTTAAGTATACTGCGGGTCTGAAATCACGGACGGAATACACTCGCTTTCCGTTCTCGTATATCATGCTGTCGCCATAGTCAACCATCGGGTATACGTATTCAGTAGATCCGTACCATGATGTTACTATGTTGTCCCGCGAGTATACATGGTCAAGGTCTGAGAAATCAATGTATCTGACAGATTCAAACTCCTCTGTTGCTTCATTCCAAACCTGCTCAACACCATTGAGTTGCTTATCCGCTAACGCTGAAAAGATATTGATAAGCCGACCAATAAACACCACCTCATAGATATACTTCTTACTCTTTATCTTGACCTTCCGCAACTGTACAACACCTGCCATCACTTCCACGCCATCCGAGATTACACGGGCTTCCGCTTTCTTGTTCGGGTTGAAGTTTACTTCTACATTCAGAGCTGTTGAGTCGTACGGGTTGCTGATGTTCACATCGTAAATCTGACCAAATAGAATGTCGTTCGCTTTTGTGCTTGGACATTGAATCGTTTTACTATACTCTGTATTGCGTTTGTTAGGGTCGCGAATATCAGCAATGGAGTAGTTAAAGGAGAAGTCCAGCTCCTGCATTATATCCAACCTACGACCTTCTATAAGTACCTCAGCCACGCTGTCTATGATTAGTTAAAGAATATTCTAAATCAAACTCGTATTGCATCAGCTTATCATTAAGGCTCGTTTGTTTCTTAATGCTTCGCCCGTCTATGTTGACCGCTATCATTTCGTTATTCAGTTCCTGGTAGATTACAGGCGAAGTAAACAGGTCACCCATCCACGCGCTTTCTGATTCTGTCAGGTAGTCCGTGTTGATGGTCAGCTTTTCGGTCATCTCAGTATTGAACTCTGTCCGACCTCTACTTGCTTTTGTGTAGTCCCAAGATGTGCCCGTAAAGTTGTGCGATTGCTGAACGTAGCTATCTCTTTTCACTTTGGTTTCTTCCTTACTCTTTAGGTTGAAATTGAAGGAATCGTAGCCCCCTAACCGATTCAAGAAATGGAGTCTGATAGGTGTGTACTTACTACACTTCTGGTCAATGTTAAAAGTGATTTCTTCGGACAACACACTCCCAACCCTTACCCATACCTTATAACTCGCAGCACCAACCAATATCGTAGCAGGGTTGCCCGATGTCCACGCTGACGGGTCGGAATTTTCTATGTCGTATGTTCCACAAGCTGTATAACAGTATTCGTTATTTATCATTGAAGCACCATCTATTGCACCCGTTGACACTTGTATGCCATCAGAATCATAGCTTGTTATTCCTATACTTTTATTCACAGCCACGCCAACAGATAAAAAATGAAGGAAAGCCGATTGATCGCTGTCAATGTATCTTGTGGACGGTGCATCACTTAGGAACTTCTTACCTACTACTGATGTATCGTAGTCCGTATAGTCAAAGTCTAACCAATCAATAGTATTTCTAACACCGTTCCAGACGCTTTTAACGTTTACCGTGTATGTTGTACCCCCGACATAAACACCGCCTACTAAATCTTCTTCCTGAACAAATAGAGCGTATTCCTTGTGGGTATTGGGCGCGTTAAAGATACCTGCATGGTTCACAGCAGGGATAGCAATATCAGAACCTACCTGAGTCTGTAATATCCGTGAAGGGTCATAGTAAGCTCGGTCCGTAGTTACCACTCCATTGGAGTCTATTCCTTGTCGTGGATAAACCCGTGCCGTGCTGATAGCAGGGTCAACTGGAAAGTTAGACGGAAGCACAACAACTTTAAAGCGTTGCGTGGTGGTGTAGTTGGTAGATCGAAATACGTAAGGGTTATCATTATTGGCTAAACCATACGCTTCGGGCTGCGAGTGGACGAGTATTCCCATACCCGTAAATATAAAAGCATGGGATATGTTTCTAACGAAGAAAGCCCCCGATCAAGGAGGCTCTCAACACAACGAACAGAAAACAAAAGTCAGTTAAAACTCCAATACAATAGAATCACTTATATCAAATAACGCTTCCTGTTCGTCTATTGAAGGTGCTTCTGATAGAGTTACAATAATAGCTTCTAACGCTAAATCAGAACCTTCTAATACTTCTACATTAATTACTTCTGTCATGATTTCTCTGTTTTTGTTTGTTTTGATGGTATAAATGTAAGAATAAATCCTTTCCTTTTACATAAGTAAAATATAAAAGCATCATTTAAGCACAAAATAGTTGCTTATCAATAATGATTCTAAATAAGAAATCTGTATTTACTCGATACCCTCAAATAATAAATCCTCCAAGTCTGCACCTATCGCAGGTTCTAACATCTTCGGAAGGTCACGGGTTACCAGTTTACTGTTGATCACATTGGTGAAGAAGTTAGTGCCATCCCTACCATCTTCTGTAAGTCTGTTTGCTATATTAATAGCTAATGATGGGATGCTTCTTTCTGTTACCTTAAAACCGCGCTGTTCCATCTTCTGCTTAACGTTGGGATAGGTTAGCCATTCCGCTATGTCGCTACTCTGAACGGTGTATGATGGTTGTTTTCCTTTGGGTTTCACACCTTCGTCAAGCTCCAGGTAATAGTCAAGCATGGTAACGCCTATTCCGTCTATATCGCCTGACTTGGTAGGTTTGAATTTGATAGACGAATCTAAATCTGATGAAGCGTCTGAGTTATTGTCTTTAAGCCCTTCTGATAGTCGTGAGGTTATTAATCCTCCAAAGGTTCTAAGTGCTGATGCTGTGTTCTTCATGCTTTAGTTCGTTTCCTGTTAGTGCGTGGTAGATGTTTTGTAGTTGGTGAACGTGGTTGATATGTGAGAGTTCCACATCGTTGATATAAACATTCACACCACCTAAAAAAGATACGTCTATATGATAATAACCGTCTTTGTCAATATCCATTGAGTAACCCTCAAACCCCAACCTCTCTAACCATTCCTCTGTTAGTGGGATTGGTTCTATGCCTGAAAGCTCATTATCATAAATAGTATCTATTTGAAACGAACTATTAGAACCAACTAAATCAACCCAATTTCCAATACGTAACTCTGATGCTTTCATAGTGCTTCCTTATAAAATTCCTTTCGTCTATCGTTGTCAAATATACGTATTACTCCATTCTCTAAACTTCGCTTTGTATAGATTTGCGTGGTCTTCTTCAATAGCTGTTCCATATCCTGACCTTCCATTGGCTCAATCCATACATTGTAGTTATTGGTTGTCAGTTTAGCTATCATCTCTTTTTCATCTGGTACGTTCATACGCGCCTTTCGCTTTGTGGAATGCTAACCTATTTAAGAACTCTATTAGATTCATGTCGAAGTAATAGTCCCAAAGTTCAGGTCTTCCATTCGTGAGGTTGTCGACTGTGTTGAGCCATCCGTATTTGCTGATGAACGTGCTAACTCCTTTTCCGCTTTGCGTTTGAGCCTCTGTGCCACTATCTCCAAAAAGCGAAGTGTACTGGTTACGGATGTCTCCCAATCCGATAAAAAAAAATCGGTTAACGGTTTCACTATTGTCATGGGTAGCTCTTTCATATCTTCGGCTGTCTGCTCATGCTTGTCGGCTTCGTGCGTTTTCTTGAACCATTTTCTACGGTACGCAAAACAGGCTAAAAGGTTGTGAAGATTCTCATCTATCTTTTCGGGGTCTTGTAGGAAGTGCTGTAATGAAATCCATTGTCCACCGCTTATCTTCTTAGCTTTCTTCTCGAAATAGTACCGCGTTCCGTTTACCTTGCATTTGGTCTTTACTTTGCCTGTAATCGGATGAGATAGAAAACCCATCATATTGATAAGATGTTCTATTCTATACCGTTCCTCGATAAGCAGAAGGTTCATTTCAACGCCTGAGAATAACGACACAATAGCACATTTAATTTCAAAGTCTGTCACTTCTTTGTTGGTGCTTTCTTCGCGCTTGGTTTCGGATTCTTTTAACAGATCGTGGTATGCTTGGTATTCTCTGAGGGTTACCCCGTTCCAGTCTGTGGGTATGGTTATTTTCATTCTAATCGTTCTTTTCGTTTTTCGTTGATGTCGTGGATGTTGTAGTTAGCAATGGCATATAACCTAAGGGCTTGACCTTCTTCCATAATGGTATCTTTAGAAAGTCCTTCCGCTTTACTAATCGCATCTTTCCAGTTCTCCACTTTAAATATTCCTTTACAGTCATCAGTATAGGGATGTATGTTCTGTACAAAGATAGGCAATCCTTTCATACCTGCCTCGATTATCTTTAGATTGCTCTTGTACGTGTTGAACTTATTATCTACCAACGGGGCTATTGCTATGTCGAATTGCTCGTATAAATGTCCGTAGTTCCAAACGTCCAAAGCCTCAACGTAAACGGCTGTAAAGTTATCAGCTAACCTTTTCCATTCGGGTTCTTTTTGGTTGTAACCTGCTATAACAGGTGGACGTGTATAGCACCCATCTGTCAGCATCAGATCAGCGAAGTGAGTTACACCGCCCGCCCATCCTATCCTATTCTGGTAGTCTGTCTTGGGTTGCCATTGTGCTTCATTCGGGTCTATTGCGTTGGGTATTACGTGCCAATTCTGATTAAGTCTATCAACCGCTTTTCCTAAGTGTTCATGCGTTACCCATATCTCGTCCGAGTTGATAAGTGCCTCTATACTTTGCCGTTTAAAGAACTCTGAAATACCCTTCGCCACGTGCGCGGTATTCAATAGCCAATGGTCATCTATGTCGCAGATGACATACGTACCGCGATTCTTTAATTCCTTGATGAACTTTTCTGTCTTGAAGTATGTGCCGTCTTTTTTATTTGCTTCACCGAATAACGGAACGCGCCTGGAAAAGACTACCGCGTCAAAGTTGTGATCAAATACCTTAGCCGTTGCGCCCTCACATCTGAACACGTCCATATCATTACCCAACAAAGAGAATGGCTTATGTAGTCTATGGTAATCAACGCCTGAATAACCTTCGTGAATGTAGCCTACTTTCATGATGTAAATAAATCCTTTTTATTTATTCGAGCCTCTGTTATCTCGCAATATTCAGAACTCATTTCGCTACCTATCCAATTACGATTATTAATAATTGCCATCTTTGCTGTTGTTCCAGAACCCATAAAGCAATCGTAAACTAAATCACCTTCATTACTCCAACTAATTATGTGGTCATTTGCTAATTGCTCTGGAAATATTGCAGGGTGTCCTGTTTTGTTTTTACCTACGTGAATTTTCCAAATATTAGAACGTCTGCCATATTCATTTCTAATAAAAAAACCATCACCTTTTTTATTCTCTCCTTTATTTATAACACTATCTTTTCTTTGTTTTCTGCCACCATTAACACATTTATGGTCTGTGATAAAATTCATTGCTTTTGGTTTTCCTTTACTAAAAACAAACACATACTCAATCACATTATAATATCTGTCTTGTGTTGGAACTCTACCTGTTTTCTCCCAAATCATTGTGTCGTGTAAATTAAAACCAATTTCTTTAAAAAATAATGCTTGTCTAAAACTTGTACCAGTCTCACTTCCTTTTATTGTAGCATCTCCAACTATCCAAACAACTACACCACCATCTTTAGTAACTCTATACAACTCTTTCGCTATACTTTCAAAGTCAAAACTATAACCTTTATAATCTCTTAAATTGTCATAAGGTGGTGAAGTAACAGTTAAATCAATAAAGTTATCTTCCATTCGTGCCATTGTGTCAAGGCAGTTTTCATTGTATATTTTATCTGTAGTCATCTAATCGCGTATTTACCTGAACTACTTTTAAGTTTCTCCATTGCTACATATCTCAAAGCGTCTAAAGCATGGTTGAAATTATCGACTGGCTGACCTGTCTGCTCGCCTGTCTTGTCCGTTTTCCATACATAACCCCGAAGCTCTTTAATGATGTTGATACTTGACGAAGTTACGAATAAAGGAATAGACCTGACCTTGTCAATTCCCGACCTAATACTATCAGCACCTTTCGGGCATCCCCTTATCCTGAATCCATGACCGCGTACTTCTGCTATGCTCTTTGGTTCTGAGCTATCCGCTATCCATTCGCCCTGTCTGAACCCTTGCAACCTTTCAGCTATTTGGGGGTTTGTTAGCCCTTTCTCATAAAGTAGCTCGTTAACGTATAAAGCACCATCGAAGTAACACACCTCCACGCCTGCGCTTGGGTCGTTAGAGTAGCCCCAATCGAGTCCAAAGGCTTTCCACTTCCATGAGTCAGGCATCTTGTCGCATTGCTTCCAGTTGTCATAGACCGCGCCCTGTAATGTTCCAAGTTCACCACATCCGTACACCTTCCACCAATTCGCCCAATAGGTAGAGGTCTTTGCTTTCTCCTTTGCTTCCTCTATTGCTTGGACTATTGCAGGTTCTAAGGCTTCGTTATCCTTGTAGGTCAATATCACATGGTCCGCACCGTGTGCAACCAATTCAGTATGTGCCCAGAACTCCTGAGTAGGGTTAAAGTCCACGTAGATGAACTTCCTTGTCCTGATAGCCATCTGATGATAAGCAGACCATGAGATGTTATTAGCCTCGTTCACAAATAGAATGTCACGCCTTGCGCCTCTGAGCTTGTCGCTTTGGTCTGCGCTAAAGAACTCAATGATAGACCCGTTTAGAAACGTGTAAGTTAACGTGCTTCTATTCCATTGGGTGTAGATGTCGTTACCTATCTCGTCTTGGATTTTTAGGAAGTCACGGATAGCACCCCTTCGGAGGTGTGGTATTGATTCAGATACGATGCTGATCTCTGATAGTGGGTTATTAGCCGCGTACATTATCAGAATAGGAATGATTGAAAAGGTCTTACTTGAAGATGTACCGCCTTGTACTACTCGTTCCCTCGTTCTTAACGCGCCTATCTTAGCTTGTGCCGTTGTCGCTTGGAACATCTACATCAAAAGGATTGAATGGAGTAGCGTCTGTCTTTAGTTGTACGTGCTGCTTATCCGTTAGACCGTTTATTCTTGCGGTTAGGTTGCTGTTATAGTGATTCACCAAAGCACCATCCATCTGTTCAGCTCTTATTTCCTCGCGCACGCGATTGATGATTGGGCGATATTCATCATATGCACCATCTGTATTCTTGAAGTAGTGGTCTAATGTTCCGACATGATAAGCCCCGAAAGTCTTAAACCCTTCAACGGTTAGAGCGCGTTCTATTGGTGTGTGTTTTGTATCTCCATCCTTCCCTACATACTCAACCTTTATACGTGGGTTATCCTTCACTTCCTTTTTATAAGCAAGGAATAGTTCCCACATCTTTTCGGGTGTTTCTATGTATTTATGCTTTGCCATATTCTGCTGCTAATCTCCATACTCTATCTTTTTCACTATACCAAATATCTACACCTTTCAGCTCGTTATATTTGATATCACTCTTTAGTAGGTGTTTCTTCCAATCGGTTATGGCTGCTTCGCGTTTCACTTTATAGCTTTCAATGTGAATCTTCACGGGTAGCAGTCGTTAACGTTGTAACTATTATACGTAGGTTCATCCACTATGTAGCCTACCTGAGTATCATCGCAGTTAGTAACCTTTAGCATATACTCAGTATAGGTGTAGGGTTGCCCGTACACATAGGAGAAAGTAAAACGAATAATAGTAAGTACTTCATGTTACAAAGATAACAATTTTACGGGCATTCCGACATACGTTCCTGGTTCTGTAATGTCATAATGTATAAATAGTTGTCATATCTTGATTTTTAAAAGTCTTCCTACTTGCTGAATGCTACCGCCACAAGTCCAACAGATAGGAAACGACCTACCGTTAATTTTCCATGCGACACTCTCATAGGTTGCGCGGTCATCCATTGGAATATGTCCCGAAAAAGACCCTGCCGCCAATTGCTCAATGGTTGTCTTTCGGACTTGAATCCACTCCATTTCTTCGTGTGTTAGTTCCATTGTTTAAACACTTCTTCATAGTTTGAATTACGACCACACCACCACGATTTAACATTGTCTTTTGTCGTGTCATCTAACCAACACGCTTTGAAATCAAATGTCCACACGCTTCGCTTTCCAATCCATTCATCATCTACCACCTTCCATACGATTTTATTACTATCTAAAAACGATGATCTATCAGTCGTTCTGCATATCGCTTCGCTAATGACGTTACTTAAAACATTGTCTTCCATACTCTGAATAATAGTTGCCGTGTAAATATAGTCATTCCAATGAATTGAACCGCTTGGAATACTGGTAAAGATGTCAACCACTCCAGAAGGAATACAACCAAAGCCACCCAAAAGCATACACACAACTCACAGTTGAACGGTTTTCTGTCCCATCGTCTTGTGAATTGGTGAACCGTTAAACCTAACACGGCTGTTGCTATTGCTGTCAGTATCATAGTCTTTCCTTTAGAATCTTCTTTACTTCCTTGACGGTGTGGTAAACGCTAACGTGGTCTATTCCTGTCAGGTCTTCGACTGCTCGATAAGTACCGCAGTCCATGTACGTTCTGAATAGTTCTGATTTGTACCAATAGATTTCTTTTAGTATTTCCTCTACCCTTTGCGCTTGCTCGTCAATCACAGGGTTATATTTTTCTTCCTCAATGTTAATGGTTTCAGGGATAGGACTGTGTTTTTTTATCCTACCTATCTGACCCGTTGAGCTTCCCATGTTCATGATCGTTCTTGACACCCAAAAGTTGAAGTAATCGTTTATCTTTTCGAGTTCTTTGTCTGACTTGTTACAGATAACTTCCGCTACTTCCTGGAGTAGGTCGTCAGCCATGTTACCTGCAAACCTGAAAGCCAACGTCTTGAATGTTCGGTCTTTTAGCAGTTGCTTGCATAGCTTTTCTTTCACGTTACGAATTTACGCAAAAAAAACAGAAAGAACTAAGCCGACAACCACCACGCCCATTGAAGTAGCGAAAGGTATCACCCACTTCCAGAATCTCATGGTGTTTCTTTTATCCCATCGTCTTACTTGGTAGCGTTTCATTTCTTACGATTTTAGTTATCTCATTTGCTAACTCTCCGACACGTTTCCAGTCCTTGTCTTGTTTGGATTCTTTGGTAACTTGATTAATAGCCATTTTCATAGCATCTACATAACCAAGGTTGTATTCGTCTGAATTATCGTTTGGGTTTTGGTGTGCTGTTATCAGCTTTCTAAATATTTTCTCTGCGCTCATGGTTTCATTTTTATGATTAATTTCTCTCCGTTCCATTCGGCTGATTTACCTAAGTCGTTTATGATTCGCATCATCATTTCTCTCCATTCCCTATCATGTGCATTCAGGTTGTCAATATTACGTACCGAGTGCAGCGTGGTAGCGTGGTCTTTACCGCCTAAAAGCAAACCCACCTCGCGTAAAGATAGTCTATTTGGTATTATCTTGTTTCTTATCAACCAGGAGAACACTTGTCGAGGTTCTACTAACTCGCGCTTTCGGCTCTTGCTTGTCAGGTCATCCATCGAAACCCCGAAGTGATCTGTGATATATTCAAATAACATCTTTACGCCTTTGCTTGGGTCTACTCCTGTCAGTTCACAGCGTATTTCTTCACGTACTCTGACTATCTCAGCATCTAAAGCAATGGCTACAAGCTTGGTTATATCCGATTGATTGTAAACCGTTAGCCTTTCTTTGACATCTTGGCTGATTCTGTCGCAAGTGTTCGTTATGAATTGCGCCCTGCTTGCTCTTACTATTTCGCTTTCTTCCATTTTATTTCATTTCGTTTTCATAAATTGTTCTACCGCCCGTCTTTCGGGATATTGTAATGCGAAACCACCGTAGCCTTTCTTTATTGGTACAACGGGTTTCATTTGTTTTGTTTCTACTAAGTGCTTATAAGCTAACTGGTAAGGTGCAAGATAAGCAAACTGTTCATCCTCTTTATACCAACGTTCTACAAGTTCCCACGCTTCCGCAGGTGTGATAGGGGTGTGTGGTCGTTCTAATTCGCTGCCATAATGCTGAATGTACGCTCTCGGTTCTTGCTTCTTAAAGTCTCTATACGCTGATAATATCTTACCAAAGATGGCAACGGAAAGGAACTGCCCGAAGGTGTCAGGCTCTACGGGTTTGTTTCCTATGTTCAATTCCCTTGCAGCCGCAGCCTCAAACGCTTCTATAACGTCCACGCTTGAAATATGGAATTTCTTATTCACAAACTCATTGATTTGTTCAATCAGTAGTTTTCCTTGTTCCGATTTTGGGAACGGTTGACACCCTACCAAAGATGGAAGGCTTGCTATTGTCGCTTTCAGATCGTACATTTTTTAAGTGTTTAAGTAATTCAACGTCTAATTGTTCTTCTCGTGATTCTGTTGCTTCTACCTGGTTCAGATAGCTTTCAAATTTAGGACTAAATAAAGTCGAAGGTCGAAGGAACTTTGAAAACTTAGCATCTGATTCCCACTCGTTCGCTTTCTTATCTATCACGGTCTTGAAGTCGTCAACCGTGTAACCGTCATTCAGTCGTGCTTTTATCGGGTCGGCTGTTGCTTTTGAATTGTGCTTGTAATTTGTGCCTAACCTCACATTAAGATAGTTTACTATCTCTTTAATATCATTAACAGTTACAGTATCATTAACAGTATCAGTTACATTAACACTATCAGCTTTTTTGGGTTTTGAAATAAAGGGTTGGGTTTTTTGGGTTTTCTTAGGTCGCCCACCCTTTGCACCGTTTTCCCTTTGTTTATCAATATAACCTTCATACTTTTTAAGGTCACGTTTTAACTGTTGCTTGATAGGTTGAAATGCAATTTTAGTTATCAGGTCATCCGTTACAGGGTTCTCGTCATTAACATAGCTGAGAATGTGCTTAAATAGTTCTCCTGCTTTATCGTCTGGTAATTCGTTTACCGTGTGGATAAGGTCGCAATACAGAATAAATGATTTCTTACCGTTTGCCATTATCTAAGTGAGAAATAAGGGGAGGCGTTGACGCGCCCTAACACGCAACACCTAACAAGGTCGCGGTTAGTTTTATCCCCAAAAAAGTTAATATTCATTTGTTAGGTTTTTAGATGTCGGGTGTCAATCCGATACGCAAATATAGTAATTTTATGTTAAAGTCAAACCGCACATTTCAATACAATTCTCACACTTTCCAATATAAGCCTTTCTGTTTAATTTACTGATAAAGCATTTTTTACCTAAAAACTTAGTTTCACTTATATCTATTATTCCTGAAGCGACTAATTCATTTTTCTTAGAAACCCTAAGAACCGTATCTAATACATTGTAATTCTTAAATAGATTATCCTGGATAGTTCTAAGCCTACGCCCTTCAAGACTAAATAGATTAAAGTCACATGAAACAACACGTAAAACAGACCTACAATAAAGCTTTAGTCTTTCGTATTCTCTTAATCCAATATCAAGCATTTTACCATCAAGTGCTGATACAGATGTGTTTATACAAACGTTATATTTTGAAAGCCTTTCTAATTGGTCTAAAGTAAGCTGATTCCAATGCTTTGTAATTATCACAATTTCCTTATTAATTTCACCCATCATCTCTATTATTGAGATTGTATGTTCCCAATCTTCACAAGGCTCACCAGAAGTACCCATTCTTACAAATGGTAGTGATATTTTATTGATTTTATTCGCTATTGCTTTTGCGTGTTTATCGCTTTTAAAATATCTTAGAACATTCTTTGAAAAGTCATAACCGTATTTCTTCGCATACCTCGCAGCATAGCAGTCACCGTAACAACCCTTTTCATTTTGAGTCATACCAGATGAACACCCAAGAATAGGGTCTAAAGAATAGACCCCTCTTGCGTTTTTAGTAAGTGTTATTGTGTTTGTGTATTCTCTCATAACCTACCGATATTAGGATAAAGTTCTTTTATCTTCTTCATGTCTCCTTTGTAGAACATATAAATCTTTTGGTCGGCTTTAGGGTACTTTCTGTGGTGTAGTGTCTTCTTTGCTTGTGAAAACCTTGTGAACTCACTTTCTAAATAAATAACCTTATTGTAAATATGAAGACCTTGCTCTTTGAAAAATAATTCATGTTCAGCCTCACAACCGTAGTAAGCCCCGTTTTTATCCCTGCTATCTCCAGTCATAACAACAAAGAAAGTATTATCATTCATCGCTTCTATTGCGTTTTTATAACCCTGGAACAATGTATCTCTAAATTGTTCGTATGTTCCTAAGTGATTTATCTCGCCTTCAGGTGGTAGCCCATCATAATCAATATACTTTTCAACCCTGTAATATGGTGGACATGAAAACGTTAAGTCGCTTTTTCTTTTCGGTGTGTATTTTGAAGTATCTGACAAATGCCAATTAACATCATTAAAGTCTTTGCAAATAGCATTATTCGTGTCACATTGATTCTGTCTTATCTCTGATGATTCATAAGTAAAACCACAACCACCAGAAACAAAACCCATTTGAACACCACCGCCAAAAGGATTGTAAACATGACTGCCATCTTTAGGCATAAAGAACCGCGCTATTATTTCACAAGCGGTAGGGTCTAATACAGATGCGTTCCCGTTTAATGTTTTCTTATCATCATGTACTATTTTACCTTTTACTATTTTATTTTTCGATAACACAACGTTAGAAAAACCTTTAGACCCTTGCCAACACCCTTCCCTGGACGCAAACCTCGGATTAATTACGTTATGTTTTTCGCCTGCTTCATCCAATTTAGCGTTCCATGCTCTTTTATTTTGAAGCCATAACCCCGAAGTAGAACGCCATAGATTCGTCATTGCTGTATGTGCTAACAACTTCATTCTAACTTGTTCAGGTTCTCCATAATAGATGTACTTGAAATCGTTCTTATCTAAATTAACCTTAAACCCTATTTCTTCAAATACTGATGGTTTTTCTAAATCATGTTTTTTAGAAACTGTCATTATCATAGGGTAGCCGAATGTGTTGCCCTCAATGATTTTATTTACCATGCTTTGGTAAATTTCTACATCCTTAAATTTAGGATACATTGCAGATTGTAGTAAGCAGTATTCTTTAGCATCGTGGTTTATCTCAAAAGTGAAGAACCCTGCAAACTCATCGTCAACCTTTAGTATTATAGCTGAATGTATCTGCATATTCTTACGGGCTGCTCGATAAGCTATCTTGTCTTCAATGGCTAATTTTGCTACGTCTTCTTCGTAACCTGACCCGATAACGCTGTCAACTTTTATCAAGTCGACTTTTTCTGTAAATAGTTTTGGTTGCATTGTTTTCATAATTAAAAACAGCTCAGGCTTTCGGTGATGCAGCACCTACTCGCCCAAGCCTTAGTGTTTTGTGGTTTACTCTGCATAGCTTTTTCAAATGTATTAAAAATTTACTTATAACCTAATTCTGTTTGCACGTTTTTCTGTTCCGTTGTTTTCCTCTGTTGGTATGTCTTACCTCTGAGGTGTGGGTGTTCCTCCTGGACTTTCCTTCTTGCTCGCATGATGCTTTCAGGGTGTGATAGTTCCTTGTTTCCTAATCTGTTCAGAAGTTCTAACGCTGTCAGGTATTTGTTTCTATTCACTTCTAACCACCAAACACGAGCTATTAACTTAGTGTAGTCATCCCTGTACTTCGGGTCATTTTCCAGAAGTTGTTTTACGGTTTTGTAGCTGTTTAGAATCTTCATTGGTTAATCTTAAAAAGTCCGTCCCTTTTTGACTCGTTAAATATATGGATTCCTAAATCTGGATGCACACAATTACGAAGAACCTGACCAGGACAATGATTGTCTTTGTAATAAATATTCCCTTCGTATTGAATACCGAGCCAATCTTTTAGCTTTTGGGTTTCCTCTACCGTTCCTGCATTGATAAACCCTTTAATATTTTTCCCTTTGTATGGAAACACATTAAAATTCGACCAGAATAAGTGTCTATCTATTTTGAACGTGGGTCTTATTAGTGGTTTATAGTACGGGGTTACATTTTCAACCACCCATCTACCATTAAAAAAGTTATTTAAGAATAACACCTCTTGGTATAACTTCATATCTGGATAAATGTTTATGTCGTGTCTTGTAGCTTTTACCATTCTGCTATGGCTTTGACAAGGTGGAGAACTCCAAATGAAATCAAACTCTTTGTAGTGGTCTAACAGATACTGATGAGCGTCACCTATTACTATTATATCGTTGGGGTGTTGTTGTCTGTATATTTCTGCTATGTCTTTTTCCATTTCCACCGCAGTAACATCTACACCTTCCCATAACTTACGATTACCGCCAATTCCTGCATATAAGTTTAGAATCTTCATAATTCGGATAGCATTTCTTTATACCCTTCAATCATTATTTCAAGCTCTGGAGTGCTGAATTTAACCGTAGTATTTGAAAGTGAAACAAGTAAATCAGATTGCGTTTCAAGATAGTTCTTATCCAACCATTTAGAAAACTTGTACTGCTGTCCCTGTTGCATGACATTACAGCCGTAGCATTGAACCTGACAGTTGATTTCATTCCATCGGGTAGCGTATTTGCGCCTGCTCATAAAGTGACCGCATTGCATCTTCTTCCAATGGTTAGACCTTCCGCAAGTGACACACTCCACAAAGCCGTCTAAGTTTGCGTTGCGTTGCCTGATGTAAAGACTAAAAACCTTATCAAGTTCTTTAACTACTGTTGACCGTTTGCGCTGTTTCATGGTCTAAAATGGAAGGTCGCTTTCGGGTCTATTATCGTCTATTGTATTTGGCTCAGATTGTTCTTCAACCGCGTCTATCTTCCAAGCGTTCAGGTTTACAAAGTAACGCCCTTTCCATTCTGAGCCTCGGACATTGAAAGCAACCGTTACCGCTTCGCCTACCTTGAATTTATCTATCTTATCCGTTGCTTCTTTGAATAGTTCAAACTTCACATCCTGCGGATATTTCTCGTCCGTTGTTATTACAAATTCACGTTTAGTGAAACCGCTTTCAAAGGCTTTAGTTTCGTTTACCTGCTTGATTGTTCCTGTAATTTCTAAGCTCATTTTGTTTAGTTTTTTGATGTGTTGAATAGATTGTTTTTAGGAAATTCTTTAGTGAGAACTTTTAGAGTTGATTCCAGTTCTTCGATTGTTTCGATGTAAGTTAATACCATCGGTGTATCCATCCAATGCGCTTGGACACAGAACTCAAAATAATAACCGTTGTCGATTAGCGAGTATTCTGTCATTCCCGATATTAAATTGTAGGTATCAAATAGCGTGTCCGTTTCGGGGTCTACCAATCGCTTTGATTCCTCGTACATTTCTTCGTATTCGTGGTTTTCTTTAAAGTTAAAACCATAGTCTTTTAGTTGGCTTGGTGATAGTATCATGTTAATTTGTCTTTATAGTGGTTTATTATTATTTCCATTTTGTTTAAGTAGTACAGGTTGAAGTCGTTATAACCTCCGTCTGCTTGTTCCCAAAGTCGATATAAAACGTTTCTGAGTCTTTGGCTCGGTGACTTACTATCGGGTATGTCATCAATTTCAAAAGTAGCATTTTTCAGCAACTCAATCTCATCGGGTGTTAATTCGTTGGTGCTGATTCCAAGCGTTATCAATTGACCTTGCAAAGCGAATAACTCAGCAGCTTTAACATTCTCCTGCGTTCCGATAACTATCTTCACCGTTCGGTCTGCTCTGGTGGATAGTCCTTCTACTTGTGCGTTTAGTATTATCATCGGTTCTCTACTCTTATCTGTGCTTCACGTTCTGACCTTGCTTGCATAGCTTCACTAATCAGCCCGTTGTATTTCTTCCAATGGTCGTCTTTTTTGTAGAGTTCCTTGAAGTTGGAAGCCTCAATGCTTTTGATCTTCATGTCATCGCGTAGATGTTCGGGAATTTCCATGAATGTAGCTTCTGACATTTCAGCACGTAGTCGCACCTCCATGAAATCTGTTTTACTTGCGCCCATTACTTTGTCTTTGGGGGTTTGGGTAGTGGCATCCAATGGGTTACTGTTTCTGAATTATTATTACGAATGGGATTTACTTCAAAGTCCCATACACATTCGTCTTCATAAACCCACCCTATTCCAGTATAAGTACCCTCACCTTCATCTACACAGGCTACTAATACGTCTTCGCATCCATCTGGTAATTTATCTTTTACGTCTATCCATTCCATTACACTACTTCTTTAAGTGATTGAATTGCAAGTTTCAAAGAACCCTCTACATCTTCGCTGATGTTGTATTTTCCTTTCGCTTGCTCGATTGTTCCTTTGCCCTCAACTACCGCCTTAACGATTGCTAAAAATACCTTATCCCCATCGGTTACTATTATCCGTTGTCCTATTGGTGTCGGTACTTTTGTCGGTACTTTCTTTTCAACTTTCCCGTGATCGTTAGTAGCGTCTGCGTCTTTTGTGTCGTCTATTAGAAACAAACCATTCAGAGCGTACTTCCTTGCGTAACTGGAAGAACTCCCGAAACTTTGGGCAATGTCCATTCCTTTTCTATCGGGGTTTATTCCTGCTTGTGCTGTAACTGATACAATGACTTCTTTATCTTTTGGGTCATTTACCCACGCAGTAGATTCAATAAAAACTAAACCACCTTGTTCTATCACAGCATCAGATATTGTTAATAGTAATCCATGCTTTTTAAGTAGTGGCTTAACCGCTTCCAGGATGTCTTCGCAAGAACGGTAGTTGTACTTTCCAAAGTTGTTTCTTTGGTTCTTCGGGGCTTTTAACTCCGCTTGTATTTCAATTAGTTTTTTCATCTCTCTTTTTATTTTCTAAGTTACTAAATTTCAATCAATTGTGGCTACTTTGTGCCGTAATATTTCGATGGTTTTCGGGTCGTTTCCAAGTCCTGCAAGTTCCATGTACTTCATTGCAGACCGTAGTTGGTCGCGTGTCTTGCAGGATTCGATTACTCTTTTAACTCGGTCTTTCATTTCAGGTTCTTATAAGATTCGCAATTGGTACAGATGACTTCTACGTCTGCGCCATCAATATTCTGCTCGGTTATTCCTTCACCGAAACAATAGTCACACACATACTCACAATGTTCCTTGCAGTCGGTACATATTCTCATGTCTTCGCTTTCGCCTATCGGCTGTGCGTTGCAGCAATCGCTGACTTTATCTATCGCGTATTTCATTTGTTGTTCTCTAAGTTTTTTAATTGCGTTGTCCATTGTGTCGTAAATTTGTTGAACTCCTTTGTCCATGTCGTTCCAGATGTCTTTCATTTTCTGAACTCTTTAAAGATTGGTGCTATCATTTCCATCATATCGGCTTTATCTTCAACGCTTCCTATCGCTGCTGCCGTGTGAAGTTCGCCCGATGTTTCCTTGTCTATTATCGAAAGGATAAAGTCTGTCAGGTCATCGCCTTGATAGTCGATTTCTTCGATGTCGAATTGGTTACCGTCTGTCTGACCTGAAACCAGGATAGGATGTCCTCTGAATTTGATTCTAACTGTTGTCATGGTTGTTAATATAGTTGGTTATCGTTTCTATTGTCCTTTGAGTTGAGCCTTCCTTGTTAATGAATCTGTAAAAGGTTCGGCTACTAAGCCCCGTTTCTTCAATTAGAGTGGTGGCTTTTATCCCCTTGTCCTTCATTTCCATAAGTACATCGTAGGGTTTGGGTGTGTTTAGTTGTAGGGTCATTTGGTGAGTTTAGATATATTCTTAACGCCTTGTTGTTTCCAGTTCCATGTGTCAGTATTGGTATTATTCCATCCCTCACCACACGTATTACATACCCACCTTTGATATGGCTTACCGAGCATGGTTGTTAACTCGTGGACTACATTACTACCGCAACACGGTGACACAGCACCCAGCCAAAAGTCTTCATCACGGTCTTTTCTATTTGGGCGTTCCATTTATTTACCTATTAAGTTATCAAAGAACATTACAACACATCCGTTAGGTGCTTTCGCCCCCATCCTAACCTTATACCCATCAACTTCCCAAGTAAAAGAAGTGAAGAAATCAATTCCTTCGGGGTCTTCTTTTTTACACAAAGACCAGAGGAAATTTTGCTGCTTAACTGACAGCCATTTAGACCCTTGAAAAGGTCTACCGTCATCTGCATTCTGCCCCCATTCTGCTTGTTTTTTGAAACTCTTAATTAAGTCTATCGCTTTCATATCTCTGTTTTTAGTTTTTCGTTACATCAAACATACAGCTATTTTACATAAGTAAAACATTTAATGTAAAATAATTCAGGGTTAAGCACGTATTTATAATGATTCTAAATAAGAACCCCTACAAAGTTATTTAGAATGATTATAAATTACAGCATTCTTTTACTTATGTAAAATATTATACGTATATTTATACCATGAAAGAGTACGAGATACAAGCAACAGACAGTAAAGTCTATGAAGATGGTTCTACTGGCGCAGGTGATACGGTTGATTGCGCGTATAGAAAGAGCCTTAAATCCGCAAAAAGTACAGCGTTAAGGATGCTATCAAAGAAGGGGATTTATTCAGTATGGGTAGAAACCCGTGACGAAGATGGCGACCTTGATCTACAACTATCAATCTACAAAGGTGATAAGAAGTTTAGGTCACACGCTCTCTAAGGTTAGCGAATTTTACCGCGTATAATTTTCAAGTTGTCAACCTCAAAACCACCATCATTGAACACTTGGATATAGGAAAAGCCATGATTCCATTTATTGATAGGCATATATTGGGGGTGCATCTCGCAAAGACAACCCGTTGACCAAGTAGTGACTACCTTTCCTTCTAAGTTGTTCTCAGAGTGCTCGCTTGTCTGGTGGTTGTGTCCACAAATAACAGAGGCTTTCGCTCTCATGTAGTAACCTCTTGCAGGGTTAACAGGACTAAAGACAGACCGCCCGAACTCGTGACCGTGTAAGATGTTCAGCTTTCCTGCCTTTATTATTCGCTTATCTTGGATGAACTCACAGCCTAACTCACCAAAGCGTAAAAGAGCATCTAAGGTAAACTCAGACGTTCCAAGTAGTTCAGGTGCTTTGGTTCTTAGATATGCCTCATAGCGTTCTTCATGGTTGCCAAGTTTGAAGTAGAAAGGAACTCCAGGAAACTCATTCCTAAACACTTTCAATAGTTGCCTGCATGATTCTAATTCCTCAGCAAACTTTCTTTTTCGTGGGTCTTTTTCGTATCGGCTCAGAGCGTAGCAGTCCAACGTATCACCATTGAACACAATAGCGTTCACCTTTTTCTCTTTACCGTATTCAATCGCTCTTGTTATTGCTGTTATATTATGATATGGCACGTGTATATCAGACAGTAAAAGAATACGGGTACAGGCTTTTGGTAGTTGGTATGCTTCCCATTCGTCTTCGTCCGTGTCTGGTAGTCCGAAAGGGTTTGATATTCCTAATGCTTTGGCGTGTTGTGCTTTCTCTGTTGCGTGGGTTGCTTTGTGCTTTCGCGCTTTACCCATCTGACCGCGTTTATATCGTATCGCGCTACGTACAGCTTCCACGTCTTTAAAAGCCTCCATGTTATCCTTATAGACAAGCCTTGCAAGGGTTAAAGATGGAAGTTTACCCCATTCAGGATGTTCTAAATACTCGTTTACTATTTCTTCGTTTATAGTCATCTCAACATTAGATTAATTATAATTCCTGCTTCAACGGCTACGGCTACACCTAAGCCTATCTCTAAAAGTAAATTCTTGATCTTGTCCTTTCTCCGTTGCTTCTTTTCCTTCGCTATTATCGTTTCAAGGTTGTCTATTATCTCATCTTGTTCTTCTTGTTTCTTGCGTTCTAAGGTCATAACTTTTTCCATGTATAGG